CTTCACGCTGGCAAAAGCTGTGACCTTGCCACTTGAAACTGGAACCGCCTTAGTGCCGATTGAGTGGCCTTTGAATCGCTTGTGATTGCGCGGCATTCCACGCATAGGGACGTTGAAAGCCTTGTAAGATGGGATGAAGCCCGCCGCGAGGTAGCCAATAGAACGCACACGCGCATTAATAAGTCGCTCCGTCATGGCGTAGAAATCGCCAACAAAAGCTGCGGATTTCGGCCCACTGGATGCGCGCGGAAAGTGGTTCCGACCTTGCTTGCGCAATCGTGCCGCAATGATGGCAGCCGCCACGGTGTTTGTGAGCTGCGTTTTCTTTTTTTTCTCGCCACGGCTGATGCGTTTGGCTTGGTTGGTCAGCTCGGTCCGCACCTTGGCAGCGGTTGAGGTTTTGTCTTTGACCTTGCTACCAGCGAACGGAAGCCAGAACCGCATCCCCTTGTTTACGACCGCCGCGTCGGTCTTTTTCTTCATCCGCGCATAGTCGGCCATCGCCCTTTGCAGGTTCTTCGTATCAATCTTGATCTGAACGCTCATGCCGCCGTTGCCTCCATGTTCGGGTCAATCAACTCCAGATCGTAAAACGGACGGATCTGCGTAGTCGTCACGCTGTCGATGCGGTAGATGACCGCTGTGGCCAGCACTGTCCCCATCTTGATTTCGTCGTTAATCTTTGGAACGGTCGCGAACTGCGCCTTGGTTGCGATGACACTCACCGTGTCGTCCTTGACGATGATCTGAGCCATCAGGTTCCGGCTGTTCTTGCCGGTCGGCTGGTAGGCGTGAATCTGCACGTTGTTGTGCCAAACGTAAAGTTGCGCGCCGCTGGCATCCGTCCCGAACTTGGTGCGGATACGTCCATGAGCGGATGCGATGCGTTGAGCGTAGGTCATACAAAAAAGCGGCTGACAAGCATGAAAGCCTGTCAGCCGCCCACGATGAATAACACCCAGCACCAAAAATTAGGTCAGCAGTCTGACTGATGCGCTTACCGCGCTCATGTCGCCCGTAGTGCCGGCTGTGGTGAACTTAGCGTTCACGTAGCGCGGACAGTTGGCAGGAAGCCGGAATCGGAAGGAGGTTTGAGGGATTGCGCTACCTGTGCCAGTCAGCACCGCTGAGATGTTTAGGCTCGTGGTTGGAGTGACTGCCGATCCACCCTGCAAGAGGATGGTGATCGTGTCCGCTGATGCGAGCTGCGTAGCAGTCAAAGCAGGGATCAAGACTTCTACTTCGGTATTCTCAGGGAAAAACCCTTTTGAGTTGGTGCCGAGGTCGAGGTCGGGAGACTGGACGTTGCCGTCAGATGCGGTCAGGAGCCGCGCCTTGGTTAGGTCGGCGTCCTGAATGTTACGAGAAAATTCGTTAGGCATGGTAATGATTCTTTAAGGATTAAGCGGTAAGAGCTTCGTCGTTGAGGATGGAATCGGTGATGACGATCGGGATGCCGTTCGACTCAGTAGGGAGAGGGGCAAAGATCTCAGAACCGCTAGAGGTTTTGACACCGTTTTGAACCGTGGAAGCCGAGCGGCTGACTTGGAGCTGGAACGCCGAGCGCCGGTTCATGAGCCAGTAATTCGGACGATAGCCAACTGGATATTTGCTGAGCAACTCGGCCAGCTTGGCGTCGGTGACACCCATACCCGAATCAGCGGTGGCATCTTTGAGGCGGCCCACGCTGTACTTGCTGCCGACCTGCATACCAACCCAAGCGGTTAAGTTAGCAACGTGCGCAGGATAGACCGAAGATGTGCCCACGTTCTCAATGCGCCACTCACCCAGTTCAAAGGTGGTGCCGGAGCCAAACACGAGTTGGACGCCTTGGGTGTCGGTGTTGATGCCGTACACCGAAGAGCCGGTAGCAGCACTTGTTCCGCCTGCATCGACCACGAGGCCGGAGTTGAACGCAGTGTGGATCGCTTGCAGGCCAGGGAAGCCCTTCGCATCCACCGAGGTGCCGTAGATGACTTGCGAGCCCAGCTCAATCATAGCTTGGCGCATGACACCGATGGATTCGATGTCTTTCCACGCTTGCTCCCCGTCTTCGTAAGCGCGAGCAACTGCAACGTCGGCCTGCACCGCACCGCTGAGAATATAGCACTCGATGAGTTGATTCTCGAACTCCGATTTGCTCGGGGTCGAGCCTTCGTTAGCGGCGCGGAAGCCGACGCCGGGATACGAGACGCGCGAAGCGATCTTGTAACTGGTGCCGCGGATGGTGCGCGCTGGCATGATCTGCACCTCGGGAGCGTAGGTGAGGGTTTCCTCAATCAGCCCGACGATGGTGTCGGAGCCGTTGAGCTTAGCAATATCGAGAAGATTGGCTTGTGGCATGGTCTTGAGAGAAAGTTGTTATGAGTTGGCCGAAACGTAGGCCGCTTCGGTTGGGAATTTTTCGGTGAACGCGCGAACCGCCTTTAAGCGATCGAGGCCGGTGGCAGTTCCGATGGCTTGGTTTTTGGCTTCGTGGTAGGAGATGGCTGGCACCTTGACTTCCGGCTCGTTAATAGGAGCGGCAAAGGCAGCAGGAGCAGGAGCAGCGGCGGCGAGGCGAGCTTGCAGCTCAATGTCGCTTTTACCAGCTTGCAACGCTTCCACGTAGGCCTTAAGTGCCTCACACTCGGCCAACACCTTGGCGTTGTCAGCGGCGAATTGTGCAGCCACTTCGTCAAACTTAGAGGTGAACGCGGCGAACTGCTCCGCAATCAGAGCGGAAAAATCAACTTGAGGTTCTGGCGCAGGCGCCGGGGTATCAATTGGCATAACATCCTCGTCGCTGTCAATCTGATCAGCCGAAAACACGCCGTCAGCATTAGCTGCGGGTGTGTCTACAAAGTCTGCCGAGTATAGACCGCGTGGGCGGGTCATGTAGTTGCCGCTCTCTTTGTCCAACTCTGGCGCATCCGCTGCAAACATCAAGGAGACGCCAAATGCGGACGGGATTTCGTTGATCATCTCCAGCAGCATTTCCTTCCCGCTGTGCGCGTCAAACAAAGTCAAATCGGCCAGCAACTTGCCTTTGCTCACCCGGAAATTCTCGTAGTAACCCACCGTGTCCTCAACACTAGAGAAGTGATTCAGCTTTGCCTTTACCCGCCCCTTCTCGATCGCCAGCGCCTTAAACTTGTTGAGCGAGCGCTTGTCCACAAACACCCCGTGACCCAGCGCAGGCCCTTCTTGGATCAAGGAAACGCCCATGATGGTGTTTCCCGATACCTTGCCCTGAAAGGCTGCGAATGTCTGAATCTCTTCGGTGACTGGCATACACGCCAAACCGATGTCAATCAGTGCTGCCAGCCTCGGCTTCGTCCTCGGCAATGTCTTCGGCCTCGTCCTCTGGCGACTCTTCATCCTCGACTTCTGGCACGTCCTCCGCAGGTGCAGCCGCTGGCGCCGGGATAGCCGGCGCGTTTGGCGCCCGCCGCTCCAGCATGTAGATGGCAGTTGGCAGATCCAGCACTCCGCCGGATGCGTCTTGTACCATCTTGGCGTCCTCGACAAGCTCCATTGCTTCCGCGCGCAGCAGGCTGCGAATGATGTTGCGATCCTCACCGCGATCCGCCGCAATCTGCGTCTTGCTGATAATCCCGGCCATGGTCTCGTCGATTAGCGCCTTCGATTCGCGACCGATGTCGGCTGTGACTTTGGCCGGAAAGCGCCATTCGCCCGCATCAAAGTCGGCCACGGCTGGCAGGTGCCCGAGTTGGATGCCGCGAGCAATGACGCGGATCACGATCGGGTAAAGCAGTTTTTCCTCCAGCGTAAGCTGAGTCATCTCAAACTCCCGCGCGGCCTGCGCAGCCTCCATCCTGACCGCTGTGCCCTGGCCTGCCCATGAGTAGATAAATCCGTAAGGCAGCCCGACGGCCAGCCCGGTAGAGCGAACGAGCGTATCCAAGAACCCGTTAAAGGTTGGCGACGGGCGGTTGAAATCGACCGGGTTGAACGATTCACCCTCGGCCAGGTACTGAATGGCGCCCGGCTCGACCTTCTTCATCCGGTCAGCGTCGCTCATGTAGTCGCTGTGGGTTGTGTCCAGTGATACATCTTGATCCGCGCTTCCGTCTGCGTTGTTGATGACACCGCTGATCGACGAGAGATACTTTACTGAGATTTTCTCACATGCGAGAATCTCCTGCAAGTCTTTGATGTCGGTGATGGCTGCGTCGAACGCCGAGAAACCGCGATAAGAGTCTAACCGGGTGGGGTCGAACAAGTGCAAGAACTCCTGTGCTGGCACCTCCAGAGCAGGCATCATGGACTCACCGGTCAGGCTGCGATTGTAGATCCGGTAACGGATCGGCCTGCCCGTCGAGTCGATGACAACGCCGGAAAAGTCCTGCTCGCCTCTCTTAAGCGGCTTGAACGGCTTCGCATCCGTCCCGTTGCGGTTTGGGATCGAGCCAATGCGGTCAGCCTCGATGGCTTGTAACCGGATCGGACTGATTTTGAGCATTTCGTCGAGTGCGGTCATCGGCACTTCGCTCACGATGTAGCCGATGTCCCCGTCCCGCTTCATCGACGTGACGCCCAGCCCGGCCAGCACGCGAAAATGGTGGCGCCGGGTCAGGTCGCAGCTCGCCATCCACCTTTCCACGTAGGCCGTGATTGCTCTGTTGGCTTCCTCGGAGCTTGTGCGCGGCACGTACTGCAAGCGCCCCACCGAAAAGGTCCTGTATTTGCGCAGGATCGACTTCACCACACTGCTATTCTCCTCCAGCCACCGCGCCTCCCGAATGAGCGTCACCCGGTCGGTGTGGTTGCGGCTGGAATCTGGCTGATCAAGTGATTGCCCGCTCGCCCGGCGATTGGTCGATGATTGCGCCCCGACGCGCCAGTATCCCACCTTGTCGCCCGCCTCAAGCTGCGCCTTCGCGCGCTGGCGCTGTAGAGCGGTTGCCGGACTGAAAAACCTGATGGTCTGTTCGATAAAACTCATAGTGGAAAGGTTGAAAAGTCAGGTTTGAGGCGGTTGGAGATACCCGGATACTTTACCGGGTCGAGCTGGTGCATCCGCCGCATCACAGCCCGCATCAAAGTCATCACGGGAATGCCTCCGTCCGTGCCAGATGCGCGGGTCTCGGACTCACCACCGCCGGATGTGCTAATCACGATGGTGCCTTGTCCTTCGGTCAGCGCCGAAAGACACTGATCGTAAAGCGTCTCGCAAAATTGCAGAGAAGCATACCGTAAAATCGAAGGTCCGCCCATAAAGTCACTCAGCCTGTCAAGCGTTGACAGCCTCTGCCTCGTTTGTGATGATTTCGGCCTGCCCGATGATCTTTTCGATGCAGGCGGCCAGCACCTGCATGGCTTCGGCGTCGAACGAGTGGTTCTCGCCCAGCTTTTTGAAAAACGTCTTGTTCTTGCCGGTCCGCTTGTCCTTCTCGGTGACAAAGACCTCATTCTGGATCTCTTTGAAATACCACTTTGGCGCATTGTGCGCGATTTGCCACGATGCTCCCTGGCCTGCGCGCAGGCGATGCAACACCAGCTTGATGTAGTCACTTGACCACACGATGCGGTCACACAAATCAGCCTGTCGAGCGTTGCGCACCTTGGATCTTGCAAGCCCCACGCCCGAATCGACGTGCTGAATCTGCGAATAAGGACGTTTAACCGACCGGCTGCGACCGGTCCGCTTGTCTAGTAGTGTCCACGTAAAGAACTGCGCCTTGTCGCCCTTCAGCGCGATCCAGTTATTAGCCGCACACTGGCGGTAGACCTCACCTTGGTACCGCTCGAAGCCGCAATCGACGAACACCCGCCTGTCTGTAATCTCTAATCTCTTCTGTAAGTCGGCCAGTTGCGCCCAAGTATGCAGTTCACCGGCGTAAAACAGACGCGATTCGCCATTTTGTGCCCACAACCGCACTATGACGCGGAAATAGTCGCGCTGTACGTCCACGGTCATGTAACGCCTAAACTCTTGCTCCCACGGCTCCTCCATCGCGAAACCGCCCGACAAATTGACCTCTTCGCTCTGAAACTCCCGCATATCCCAGAACTCACCCAGCCGCTTGCGTA